AAGAACATCGTGCATAATGTCTTACGATATTTTTCATCTCAGTTATCAAGAGTCTTTTTCAGATGAAACTTATAAAACCTTAAAAGATAAATTTCCTTGGGCCAAACGAGTAAAAGGTGTAAAAGGCATCTTTAATGCACACAAAAAATGTGCTGAACAGGCCTACACAGATATGTTTTATGTGGTAGATGCTGATGCTGATTTAAAGTCAGGATTTGATTTTACATACAAACCTTCTAAATGGGACAAAGATAAAATTCATGTTTGGAGATGTCAAAATCCAGTTAATGATTTGATATATGGATATGGTGGTGTCAAATTGTTTCCAACAAAACCTTTGCGTGAAGCCACAGATTGGCACATAGATTTTACAACCAGTGTTGGTGGTGCTAGTAAGTTCAAACCAATGCCGGTTGTTAGCAACACAACAAGAATTAACACAGATCCATTTACAGCATGGAAAAGTGCTTTTAGAGAATGTGTTAAATTGAGCAGTAAAATAATAGAAAATCAAAAAGATCATGAGACAGATGAAAGGCTAAATACTTGGTGTACAAAGGGTAAAGACCGTCCTTTTGGAGAGTACGCAGTCCACGGAGCAATAGCAGGCAGAAATTACGGCTTGAAATATAGAGAAAATTCTGCTAAACTAGACTTAATTAACGACTTTAATTGGTTAAAGAAGGAATTCGATGGACAGCAAATCAATACTAGATAGATTTGAATTAATATTTTCACAAGATCAACGTTTTAGCGACCTAAGACGTTTTGTGTTAGATGATGACACAAACAGTCTTTTTAGGTTGTTGGAAACTTTTAGCGACAGTCAACTTATAATAGCAACAAAAAAAATGTTGGATAATCCTATTTTTGATCAGGATTGTATGTCTAGAGGACAAGTCAAAAGTAAACTTTGGTTAGTGGAAGAATTAAAAAAGTTAGATTTAGATTTGGGTACAGTATTTCTTTGCGGTGGCTGGTATGCTACTTTGGCCACAATGATGTTTGAAAGCAAACTGGACATTAAAAAAATAAGAAGTTTTGATGTTGATGACAGTTGCTGGAAAATAGCAGAAACATTTAACAAACCCTGGGTCATGAAAGATTGGCAGTTTAAATCTTGCACACAAGACATACATGATATCAATTACAGCACACATGTATACAATGTTAATAGATCAGATGGATCACAATGCGAATTAACAGATTCACCAGACACAGTAATCAATACAAGTTCTGAACATATAGAAAACTTCAAAAGTTGGTATGATAAAATACCAGCAGGTAAAATTATAATATTACAAACTAACAATTATTTTGAAATACCTGAACATATCAATTGTTCAAAAACTATTGATGAATTTGCAGAACAAACACCAATGACAGAAGTGTTATACAGTGGTGAATTGTTTTTAGACAAGTATTTGAGATTTATGAGAATAGGAATCAAATAATGAAGTTTGACAAAGTATTTAAACTTTACATCTTTAAAAAAGATGATGTTGCAAAATTAAGTTTAAAAGTTAATGAAAATCTAGTTGTTGAATACAAAATGAAAATAAATGAAATAAAACATATTGTCGACAATTGGAAAACAGGTGTTGATTTAAGTACAGATAATAATAACTGGTTTATTGAATATAAATCTTATGGGCCACGCCCTGAAAGTGTTTATTCACCTTATGTGAGATTTAGTGTTAGTCAAGGTAGATTTAAATTTCATTATAGATTAACTTATAATGATATGTTAGATTTAGAACGTGATTTTTATTATCAAATTAACAATAAAATGTATTGGGAAGAAAATGTATAATTATCAAGACATAAGAACTATACATCTTGAAATAACACAAAAGTGTCAAGCCGCTTGTCCAATGTGTGACAGAAACCAAAATGGTGGCGCATTAAATCCACATATTAATTTAGATGAGCTGACACTAGAAGATTGTAAAAAAATTTTTACACCTAAATTTATTTCACAATTAAAAAAAATGTATATGTGCGGTAACTTAGGAGATCCAATTGTTGCTGATGACACACTAGAAGTTTTTGAATATTTTAGACATTACAATCCAGATATGACATTAAGTATGAATACCAATGCAGGTGCTAGAGACAATACGTGGTGGTCTCAGTTGGCAAAAACATTTGGTGATAATGGTTATGTTATTTTCAGTGTTGACGGATTAGCAGAAACCAATCATTTGTATAGACAAAATGTACAATGGGACAAAGTAGAAAATGCCATGAACAGTTTTATTGGTGCTGGTGGCAGAGCTAGATGGGATTACTTAATTTTTGAACACAATCAACATCAAGTTGAACAAGCAAAAGCATTAAGTGAACAAATAGGGTTTGAAAGTTTTATTGCTAAAAAAACAGGAAGATTTATTACTGCTACATCACAAAAAAAAGAAAAACATCAAGCAGTTAATCGCAAAGGCCAAGAAACAACAGAATTAAAAAAGCCTGATGAAAAATATCAGAACAAAGAATTTTCAAAATATGATCAGTTGGTAGAAAAATATGGGTCAATGGACAACTACTATGATGTGGTACCAATTAATTGTAAAGTAGCCAAAGAAAAAAGTTTGTTTATCACAGCAGAAGGACTAGCATTACCTTGTTGTTGGACAGCAGGTAGAATGTATAAATGGTGGCATAAAGATCCTAAAATAGAACAGATATGGGATCACATTGATGCTGTGGGAGGAAAACAATTTTTAGATGCTCGTAATGGCTTAGACAAAGTGTTTGCTACAGGTATATTTGATAAAATAGCAAACAGTTGGAATGTGAGTGGTTGCAATAATGGAAAATTAAAAGTGTGTAGTATGAAATGTGGTCAAGAGTTTGATCCTTTTTCTGCACAATTTGTATAAGGATAAGTATTAGAAAAAATGACAAAAAAATTACCATCAAAAACATTTTGTGCTTTACCTTGGATGCACCTGTCAACAAGACCAGACGGAAACATGCGAGTGTGTTGTACAGCCAATGCATCAAGTGTAGGACCTACTAATGACAAAGAGTATGGAGGTCAAGTTGGTGTATTGAGAAGAGAAGACGGTGTACCTGCAAACTTAAACAATTCAGATTTAATGACTGCTTGGAACAATGACTACATGAAGAATGTTCGTAAGCAAATGTTGGCAGGAGAGAAACCACCAAGTTGTTTAAAATGTTACAAAGAAGAAGATGCAGGCCATAATTCAAAAAGAATGTGGGAAACTGATTACTGGCTTAATAGATACACTCTTGAAGAAATGATTGGTGAAACAGCAGAAGATGGATCAATACCGCCCAAGATCAGATACATTGATTTACGTATGGGATCCAAATGTAATCTTGCCTGTGTGATGTGTTCACCACATGACAGCAGTTTGTGGGTGCCTGATTGGAATACTGTATATCCTAAAATAGAAAATCCTACTCTCAAAGACACAATGAGTTGGGACAACAAAGGCAAAGTACATGGTGCAGGATATAATTGGCACAAGAATAATCCTGTGTTTTGGGAACAGTTGTATGAGCAAATACCTAACATGTATCAACTGTATTTTGCAGGCGGTGAGTCAACTATTATTGAAGAACACTATACACTGTTAGAAGAAGTTGTCAAAAGAGGCTATGCACCAAAAATAGAATTACGTTATAATTCAAATGCAGTAGAAATGCCAGACAGGCTGTTTGAACTTTGGAGTAAATTTAAACGAGTAAGATTTCATTACAGTGTAGACAGCATAGGAGAAATGAATGATTACATTCGTTATCCGTCAAAATGGGATCACACAGTTAAACAGTTTCATTTGTTAGACAACACAGAAGACAAAGTTGAAGTTACTGTGGCGTGTGCAGTGCAGGCTCTTAATATTCATTATCTTCCAGATTTTATCAAATGGAAAGCAGAGCAAAATTTTAAAAAGATTAATATTTGGCCGTTTGGAGCAGGCATGATAAACTATCATTTTGTGTATTGGCCAGGACAGTTAAATGTTAAATCACT